GCACCTCCTACACCAGCGCCAAAATACTCTCCCCCGTAGTTGGTTTCCCATCTACCAGCAGCTTTGGAATCCTGTGATAATTTTACTTCAGGAAAGACAGACTTGTATTCTTCTCCGTCCATCATGTTTCTTACCTTACGACCAAATCTGTAAGAGAGTTCGGCTGTGTGTGTTGTTTGAATGATCTTGGTCTGTGGTTTGTGGCCCATGAGCCATGCAGGAAAGAGAAAGGACGCAAATTCTGACTTTGTATGTCTCGGGGGCATGTTGACAATTAATCTTTTAATTTCACCCGATAGTACCTTTTCAAACTTCTCACCGATCCTGCGGTGGTGTTCACCCTCCACGAACCCTGGCCACACAGTGTGAACGAACGTTAGAAAGGAGTCTCTTGCCTTTTTTGATAACTCTAGTTGAGTCTTTCTTAATTCTAATTTTAGTAATGCTTCTCTTGCTTCATCAGCAGTCATAGAAGTCACATCAAAGTCGGTTCTCATATCAGAATTATTATCATAGATATTATTTGTGTAAAACTCAACCTATGTGCTAACTCTATAACTCCTAGGGGGGCGTTTAACCCCCGCCCCCCGTAGGGCGGGCGACCACCAGATATGGTGGTCTAAGGTTAAGGGACTCCTAGATGTAGTGTTTGGGATTTTGTTGATGGGTTTGGGGATGGACTGGGCTGGAGATTATCCAGCCCTGCCTGATTTAAAATAAACCTGAGTGTTTATCAGCTAGTTTAGACAATAATTGTCTGCCCCAAGCTTTTACCTCAGCATCAGAAGTAGTAGTAATAAGATGATAAATTTCATTACTAAGAAAATTAGCGATAGCACGATAATCTACTTCCTTCCTTGTTGTTGGAGTGTCATCTCTTTCAAGTCTTTCGACTTCAGCCAAGCGCTCTTGCAAATCTGCAAAAGGTCTATTGATGACATCATTGTTATTAGGCATGAGTATAAAATACTCTTATCCTAACTAATTGCAAGTATATAAGATAATATCTGTGGATAACTTTTGTACACTTTGGTCGCACCCTTGACCTATCAAAGACCTATCAAAACTCCACCTCTGCCACCGACACCAGACCAACCCACGCTGTGGGCGGAAGCTACCGCTTTTTTAGTCCTATATACATATACGTAAAATTTATGGCTGAAATGGAGAATAGCACGTGGGCAAACGCCCACGCACCGAAGATAATTTATTGAGTTTGGATTTGAAGAAGTGGGAAATTCTCTGTGAGAATGTCGCTCTCTTCTTCTTGATCAATCAGTGGTTTGAGTTCAACTGACCTAACAAGCTTAGTCTTGTAAGACTTGTACACGTCTGGTTGCTCTTTGCGAAAAGATTCACTATCAAATCTTTCGTACTCTCTGACGATCACGTTTAGTTTGTGATCAACGCCCTTGAGGACTTTGTCCTCTTCATTAATGAAAGACTTAACTAAATCTTTCTGTTCCTTCAACTTCGAACTGACGAAGTTGCTTAGAATTGTTAGCCTTGCTAACTTGTCTATTTCCTTCTTTTTGTTCATGTTGCCTCCTTTGGCTTACTATTAATATAGTGATGTCCTAACTAATTGCAAGTAATTATTTTAATTAAGTTGTGGATAACTTTTTCCAAGCTACACAGGTCGTGCTGTCAGAAACCCAGCTCCGGGGGGGGAAGCTCCTACTATACTATAGAGTATACCTTAAGGGTTAGAGAGAAATGGAGAATGGAAAATCGTTGACAGAACAACGAACAAGGCTTTGTACACCAGCAGCCAGAACCCGGTGGCTATCAGAGTATTAAAGGTGCTGCCAATGCCAAAGGGGAGACGAGAAATGGAAAACGCCAGCACAACGACAGCCATGCAGGCGATTCCAAAATATGCTAGAAAGGCGGGCAACTAAGCAGTCGCCCTTTCCTCATCATCCCAGTCCATGCAGATCTCACGACACACATCTTCGCATGCCCACCACGCCAGCAGGTTCCTGAACTGGTCGTGAGACCCTACCTCTTTAGATCCATTAAATGATGCAATCAAATGGAGAATAGATGCTTCGCCCATGTCACACGACATTTGATCAAGACGATCCCAGATCTCTCCTTCATACTTTTCATAGAATGCACAACTGTCTGCGTAGTATATCAGCTCAGAGATCGTTCCCCCCTGGCATCCGTTCAGGACCACATCAGCGATGGTACTCCTGTCCTGTGTGTCCAGGAGCCATTCGCGAATGGAGTTTTGTTTAAACTCAACTGGCATCGTGCTTCTCCTTCCAGCTTACGAACCATGGACACCTGGTCCATCCGTGTTGGAACAATAGTCTGTATTCAATGTGCTTGAAATGGTAATTCATCTTCCTTCTCCTTTGTTTAGTGTGCGTGCTCATCAATCCCAAACTTCACACGCCACCCTCTACGGGGATTGGGCTTACACTTTTATTTACGACCCAGGATCTCGAGTCATTACGGCAACTACCTGGACCTAAAGAAGTCCCTGATATTCGGGAGAACATAACCAACTAAAGTATGCTTCGGCTTCTCTATTAATATATATAGTCCTAAAATGTTGGGATGTCAAGAGCTAATGTAAGTTTTTTTACCAGAAAGCTTTGCCGGGACGCTGGACACAGCTCCTGTATGTAAGAGTAATGGTATGTTGCAGATCCTAATGGAGAATGGACAATGGAGAAAGGGTGGTGAGCCGAGGACTTCGACTCACCGTTTTGTTTAATGTTTGGCTAACTAAACAAAGAAGGAAGATCTAAGCAGTAGCACAACGTACTCCTGCTGTCAACTACCAGCGTCTGGGGGGGGAATCCGCCATCACAGCCTGGGACGCCGGAGATGAATCTTAGGTGTAATGGGCAATGGAGAATAGTTTGTGGGAATGGACTAATGGAGCTTCGTACTGGAGCTACCATCTGGTGTCCAGGCACCCAGCAGGTGCACCAGCATCTCCCATCCGGGGTTCTTGGTTGACCTGGTAATGGAACATAATGGAGACTTATCGCTAATGGAAACGGGATCACGAACAATGGACCCTGAGAATAATTTAGCCCCCTTCGAAAGAGGGTCTCTGGCAAGTACAAACACAGGACATCCAGCAGAATAATGTCGGTTAATCCACGCTATTTGATGTGCTGAGAAGTTAAGTTTGTTATTGATTATTTGTTTTAGCTCAAGCCAAAAACCACGCCTGTAAAAACCAAACAAGTCAGGTACGCCAAGCCCTGTTGATGTTTCAATTCTAGTCCAAATGACTGATTTTGTGTTATTTTTTAGTTGGTTGTAAAGATTTTTCTCTTCCGCCATGTTTAATAATCCAACACCTTTCTTTTTCAAGATCAACCATCAATAACTCAACCTTTAATTTTTTTTGTAATGGTGTCAATACTCGATTAATAGTCCTGCCTTTTTTATTTCCTTTTTGATATCGTAAAGCAGTTTTTACATCATACAAATGGACTTTACCTCGCTTATCGATTGCAACAAGATCAACGCAACCTGTGTCATGAATTGTTTTAAATACCAGATTCCCCGTCTTCAGCAAGTAAGTCATCGCTATGCTCTCCGACAGATGTCCCTTCAGATGTGTTCTGTTCAATAACTTTATAGTCCCCTTGAATGGATAATTTTTTTCGAAGTTCAATTAACTTATCCTCAACTTCACCAACAGACATCTGATCAATAGTACCATGCATAATTTCTTTTCTGTCTATATACAACCCAGCCACCATACCACGATATTTCTCAGCGGCAATAGCTCCTGTGAAATTACCAGCAGCTTCTGCTGAATCTCTCAACTTTGCCAGTTTTTCTATATGTGATTTGTATGTAATGGAGTATCTACGAGCTAATTCTGCACGTTTTCTGTCTATTTCAGCGACAACATGAGGATAATATTTAGGATTTTGTAATTGACTTGCATTGACAGTAGCACCACTTTCAGCGTATCCAGCATCAATTGCACACTGTTTTGCACTCTGCATATGACCTTTTTCGATGAAAATATCGACAAATTTCATCTGTTTTGGGGTCAATTCGAGCATTTTTTCAGGTTTTTTTGTCATAGTTTTTTCCATATTCTATCACATCACTCTCGAAAAAGCCTTATTTTTCAACAAAGCTTGTAAATTGTAAGCCGTCCGTTTACAACGAGATGACAACTTATTTACAGAGGGAACCCGCGATATATATATGTTTTTACTACTTTGTAAATATGTAAACCGATTTAGCTCATTTCGTGCGGTTTTAGATTTAATTTGTGTAGAATAATATATATAGTGATTTACATGAGATTGGTCAGGATTGATTGGGATGATACGATTGAACATCAGACTGGTTGGTACGAACAAGAAGACATCGTTGACCTTGAGCCACCGCCCCTTGTTTGGAGTTTCGGATTAATTCTCAAAGAAGAGACAGACTCTATTACTGTTGTCGCTGATTGGATACCTTCATCTAAAACATTTGGTCGGGGGACCACGGTCCCTAAAGGAATGATCAAGAAAATTACAGACATAGCTATGATCGATATGTCAAACATCAATTAAGACTAGCTATTCCACCCATTGCAAAATTTTGGCCTGTGGCCAATGTAAATGCTCGTTGATACGGCATACCTTGATTTAAATACATAAAATAATCTCTTCGTTGTGCTTCAGGTAAGTTATTTACTCTATTATTTATGTCACCAGGATTAAAAGCAGATTGTACAAAGTCTTTACCTTCTGAAAATTTTGTTTTTACCGAGTCAAGTATTCTACCGAGCGCACCACCGCCTGTAATAAATTCACCAGCAGCACCTAAAAGATTACTAACACCACCAGCCATATCACCAAAGAATTGTGCGGTGGTAGGCGCTTGTGCTGTTAGTTCAGGTCTCATCATTGATAAAATCTGATTACCTTGAGCATCACGCATAACAGGCATACCAGGTGTTGTAAAATTCAAACGTTCAATACCACCTACGTTAGAAGGTCTTGCACCTAATAGTTGTGCATTTTGAAACTGTCTTGCTCTGTTTAAATAATTTTGTACATCTGCGGAGCGACCATATTTTTGTTCAATATTAGCGACTTGATTTTGAAATGCTTTTTTACCACCAGCTTGATTAAACATTGTTTGCTGGTCTTTAGGACTATAGTTTGTATAAGAGTCACCACCTGGTGTATAACCAGATCCAGGGCTACTTGTCCCTGCGGGTCTATCTTTTTTTGCTGGTGTAAATCCTAGTTGACCTGAAGATAATCCAGGATCTTGATTGAAAGGGCCACTGCTATAAGTTTTTTTAGGTTTTGCAGCAGGTTGATTGACTGGTTTCGCACTACCATATCCTGTAAAACCTTTAAATCTCATTTACTTACCTTTTCTTTTGGCAAGCATTTGTTTTGCTCTCTTCATGTCACTAGCACTAAGTCTACCTGAAGGTTTAAGTTTTTTTGCAAGTTTCATTGCCTGAGATGTCATACCAGCTCCAGCCAAACCAGGACCTAATCTTTGTTCTATTATAGTTCGCAATCTTTTTGCTTTTGTTTTATTACTTACTTTAGGCTTAACACCTTTAATCAAACTTCTTGCTATTTTTTTTATTTTGCCTACTCGAGTTGTTTTACCTCTTGCTGCTGTTGGTTTTGTTGCCATTGTTTTGCTCCTTGGTCCGTGGTTTATAGTCCTTGTACTACTAGGAACATAACAAAAATAAATGTCAAGAGCAAAGATTTATTGACTTTTAAAATTGGTCTTTGATAGAGTGGTAGGTACGCACTAACGCATACGAGGGAGGTTCAACATGCAAAATATAGAGAAAAAACTAGAAGAAGCGTACATAGTCATTGCACTTTTACAGGCAAAATTAGCAGAAAAAAAATAGAACTATGTGGTGGTCGGTGAGCCTTGATTCAAGGCTCCAGAACCCCTAGTCACTATCTGATGCCACTGGTCATGCGTAAATTCCTCACTCGATCCGTCCCGATACAACACACGATACATTAACTGCTCCTGCATTTCCGGCGGGCTAGACACTTTCGTAAAGATTTCAACATTAGTTACAATATCTTTTATCATCTTGGGAAACTTAACACATTTCCGTCCTTGAGTTTACTTAATTTTTGAATAATTAATCGGCGGGTCGCTTCCTGTAAGTCCTTCGTATCACCTACAAGTTCGTGGTCCCATAGGTCGGCACAGGCTCGCAGTGCCTCTACCTTCTCTTTTTTGTTCTTAAAAAAGTCTTTATCGTGATCAATAAGATCAAGTACCATACGCCTAGAGATCAGTGCCTCTAGGTCTTCTGTCATCATGCTGATATCCATAAGGTAATTCTAATGATTCCTTAGGGTTTGTAAAATAACTTTTACCCATTATTTTATCAGCTCTTTGCCTTGCTCTACGTCTTTTATCACGTTGATGTGAGTAACGCACTGAGTGTCCTCGTCCGTCTTGATACTCATATGTAGGTTGAAACTTCATGGTCTTTTCGCTACATAAAATTCAGAAGGTCTGCCATTTAGAGTAACTCCGTCTGTCCACGTCAGACCAATTGCATAATTATTCCTATTACAAATAATAAAATACTGGCCTAAATTATCTTTAACAACATCATAAAGTCTATTGCCCCACTTTACGTGTTTACCTTCGTCAACTGCTTTTTTTATTTCTTCTAGTTTCATTGTTTCCTCCTTTGTAGGCTGCCGACCTGAGTAATACCGGTGGAAAGGCACACTAGTAAAAACTCACAGCTTTTCACAATACATTGCCATGTATTGCTATACATCTGCTCTACCCGAATTGGGTCGGCGCAATCGGAACTTGTTACGTGACTCTTTTACCATGAATATGCATCGCATGATTGGGTGTCATATCTGCATTCTCTTCTTGGTCCTTGAGCCATTGTTCGTATTCTTCATCCTCAAGTGCTTCAATCCCAGCAATATAACCTTCTAAATAAGCTACAGTGCGTGGTAAGGAAAAATTTGTGGTATCATGTTTCATATAGCTAATCGCATTTCTTAAATGCTTTCTAAAATCTATAGATCTACTTTCGTACTTTGGCATTCTTCTTTTCCTCTTGTCTAAATTTGTATTCATCGTCAATCAGTTTTTGTATAAATCCACCCATGGTACAGTAATCTTGTTCTGCCATTGGTCGTGCTTTGTTGTACACAGCGACTTTGATAGCCACGGATTTGTATTTGCTAGCATCCATTAAATAACTCCTGTTACTATTAATAATACATAGGACAAAAAGCTCAAACCAATGAACCAACGTAGTTTAGTAATGATAAACATTACACAAAGTAGTAGTATTATTAAATAAGCCATATATCCTAATTTCTTATTATAATATAAGAATTTATGGTATAAATGTCAATAGGGATGAATAGATGTTAAAATTTTTTTTAATTGGTTGGGCCTGTATTGGTGCAGGTATTGATCAGAAATGTGTTAGATTAGGGTCTGAAGTAATCTTTAGTAGCTATGAAGAATGTAATCAATACTATCAATTGATTGCAAATGAACTGGTTGGTCGAGACGAAACAATTAAGCTACAATTTACCTGTGCATCATCAGGTGTCTTAGAAGATTTATTATAGGCGTCTTCGCATATAGCTAGGAAGAGTGCCTTCTTCTTTATATTGAAGATAAGCTGCTTTCCAATCTTTTTTATATTCTGCTTGTAGAAATTGTTTTAAAGCTCCATCTTTGTCAGGCTCCATGTGCCAGTACATTGTAATGAGTTTAAAAAGTTTTTTCATGATGCTCTTATACATACAAAAATTAATTTTGGTTTTGTTTTTATTGCAATACTGATGTGTTGTGGTAATATCTTGGGATAGCAACGGCCGTCAACATGAAAGGAATTTTGTGTAGATGTAAAAATTACTAGGCTAGTGTCTTTTGCAAAATAAACAGTTTATTAATTGTCGTTGCTTATTTCAAAGTCAGCTTCAAACTCAACATCTGGTTCAACTAAAGGTATAAATAAAGTTCTACCATTTACTCTTTTTACATATGAAGTCTTGCATAGTAGACAATGATAGTTATCACTATCAATACGAAACATGGGAACAATGACATGTTCATAAGAACACTTTGGGCATAGGGTTGCTTCTACTTTATCATCTTTCTTTTTATCTACTTTGCTTCGCCCCATGATGGTCCAACCTCACAATCTAATTTGACTGGCACTTCTAATTGAACTGCATTTGTCATTATCTCCATAATCCTAGACTTTTGTTCTTCACTGTCAAAAGAACAATCTAGTTCATCATGTACCTGAATGTGTGGTGTGATCCCTTCTTTGTGTAAATCTACCATAGCTTGTTTCGTCATATCAGCGGCAGATCCTTGTATAATCTTGTTTAATGCTTTGTAAGTGAAAGCTCGGCGTATCTGTTTGCCATGTTCTCGTTCTGCTTGGTCCCTGGGCAGTGGTTTGTGAACTCCGTAACGTGATGGTTCCCACATATCAAATCGACACTTACGACCTAACAGTGTTCTCACATGACCAATATCTGCAGCTTTCTTCATCGTTCTCTCAATCATTTCTTTTACAAAAGGCACACGATTGTGATACTTCTCAAAAAGGTCCTCAGCTTCACCTGGAGTCAATCCTAGCTCAGAAGATAATTTCCCCTTACCCATACCATAAAACAGCCCTAGATTGATCGTTTTAGCCTTTTTTCGGTCTATTTTAGCCATCTCAGACACCATCGTGTGAAAGTCTGTATTAGGATCTTCATGGTATGCGTTGACAAACTCGTCAGCACCCTTCAACCCACCAGCGGTAAGGCTGGCAAGATGAACAACGAGACGTGGTTCTTGCTGGGAGTAGTCAAACGCACCCCATTGCATTCCTTCCTCAGGTTTAAAGATCGAGCGTATCATCGGTCCTAAAACCTTGGAGGCGGGAACTTGTTGAAGGTTAGGTGTATTGTAGCTAAGTCTACCTGTGACTGTGCCACCACCATCACCTCGTAACTGGTTTATTTCTGCATGTATTCTTCCGTTAGTTTCATGCTTTAAAATTGTATCAATAAATGTTGTACGAGCTTTGTTGTATTCTCTTGCTTCTGCAACTGCTTGAACCAACGGATGTCCATGAGTGCGGAGGAAATGTTTATCGAATTTAGGAGCACCCGTCAGTTCAGTTCGTGCGTATGGTAAATCCAACGCATCGAACATTTTAGATATAGACTTTGCTTCCCAAACATTAATTGCAACACCTGTTTCTTTTTTTATTCTTTGCAAGTTCTCTTCTTCTTTTCCAAGAAGTTTATTTTTTGTTTTCTCAGCTTGGTCTATGTCAACTCTAACACCATGCCATTTCATATCTATTAAGACAGGTAAGACTTGATGTTCTAACTCATTGATGTGTGATAAATCTTGTGCATGTATCTCTCGCATAAACACATCATATAGTTTCAATGCAAGCTCTGCGTCTTGCTCTGCATAAGGTCCCACATACATTGGTGGTAATCTCCACATGTCATTCTTTGCATCGACACCCCATTCTTTTGCAGCTTCGTATAATAAAGTTTCTGATTTTCTTTCACCTAAAAAATCTTTTGATAGTTCATTTAGTGAGTATCTCATTCTGTTCTCATCTAAGATTGGTGCCATCAACATCGTATCCCAAATCTTTGATGTAATTTTCATACCCATGCGTTTCATCCAACCCACATCATACATGGCATTGTGACAAACAATTTCAGGACAACGATCTAACATGTCTTGAAACTGTCTCATAAAAACTTTCTTGTCGTAGTTACCAGGTGCATCATGATCAATAGGAAAGTAACCTTTGAAACCTTC